TCACCGTCGATCACCAGTTCGACCGCCTGCGGAATCAGGGCGTCCAGATCACTCATGGCGGTCCCCATCAGAGCTGCACGATGCGGCCGAACTGACCGAGCACCGCGTCGAAGGGCTTGGTGGTGTCGGCCAGTAGCGAACCTTCCAGCTCGAACTTGTTGTACTCGTCCGAGATGAAGGAGATTTCCTTCAGCGGATCGAAGGCCACGCGGTAGAGCTCGACCAGCACCTTGGCATTGCCCTGGGCGGTGTTGATGCCTTCGAGCCGCAGGAAGCGCTCGGGGAGCGCCTGCGTGAAGATGCCGATCTCGGTGGCCACGCCGTAGGCGTAACTGGCCTTGAACGGCGCAGTGAAGCCAGTGGTATCCAGAAACTGGAGGGCACCGAAGTCGGGATCAGCCGTGTAGTTCGTGCCCAAGACCAAGGTCGCCGGTGTGCCCGCCGAATCCGTCACCACCAAAGACGACACCTTGGGGTGGGCCAGGAAGTAGCGGTCGCCTGCAATCGGCGTGGCACCGCCCACCGGCTCGGCGGTGACCGTGCCCGGCGTGCCGACGACGTGGTTGCCGTACAGGGCCAGCGCAAGGTTCTCCTTGGTGAATTCCTCTATGGTGAGGTTCACGGTGGCGGACTTCTGTTTGACCATCCGGTGATCGAGCGAGCGCTGGCCGGTCTGGCTCTCGTAGTGCTCCAGGACGTCGGTCTTGAGGGAGAGCTTCAGCTCGGCTACGTTGCCGGGCGAACGCACTTCGATGGGAAGGCCGTCGGTGTCGCGCTTGCCGAGGAAGACGCGGCCTTGAAAACTGGCATAGGTGCTCATTGCTTGGGTTCCTTGCGTTGGAGGGGTTTGGGTTCGGGAATGGGTTCAGCGGTTGGGGCGGTCGGCTCCGGCGTGGCGATGTCGTTCGCGATCAACCAGTCGGCTGATGTCGCGTCGATCTCGATCCGGTCACCGACGCCATACGTCTTGCCCGCGTGGGTGTGCGGGCGTGTCAGGACAAGTTGGGAAACTGGGTTCATTGGGGGTGTCATCCAAGGGTTGAAAGGTCATTGGCCAGCGTCCGGTACGTGATTCGGTAACGCGCCGGGAGGGCCACGGCCACGGCATCGGCGTCCTCGACTTCCCACTCGCTCTCCTGTTCGCGGATGCCCAGCGCCAAGCCACCGAAGGTGCCGTCCGCGAACAAGGCGGCGTGGGCAGCGGTGAGCAGACGGTCGGCCTCGGTTTCTGGGGACGCGGGTGGTACCGACCGAGCGAGCGCGACAACGCGGACAGTCAGTTCGCGTGTGACGCGGTCGTTGGCACGTTCGGTGATGGACTCGGACTCGGGAAACACCGCCAGCGCGGGGCATTGCTCCCGGCTGATGGCCACCGTGGGCGACCGGTGCAGCGTGGCCCCGAGGCCTTCGGCTGCAGGACGGGCAGCCGCCATCACCGCCAGCAGAATCCGCTCGCGGATCGAGTTGTCAGCCATTGGCGAATCTCCCGCTCAGAGCCGGGTGAGCTTGGCGCGGATCTCAGAGCCGTCGCCCACGGCCCGGATGTCTCGCACCTGGAAGGTCGAACCACCGATCTCGACCAACTCGCGCACAGCGAGCCCCACGAGCGCGGTGGCTGGGTAGGTCATCACGTACTCAGTGCTCAAGGTCAGGCCGTCGAGCAAGGTGTCATCAGGGGCTGCGAAGCCGACCTGATAGTTCTGCGGCGGGGTCCCGTCGGTGGGTTGCCAGCGGCATTCCCGCAAAAATCCGACGTTGGCAGCGGCCTCGTAAATCGCATCAACGACATTCATCGCTGTAACCCCATCAACCCACCGTGAGCTTGACCAGAACGCCCGGGCGGTGGCACATCGGCAGCGGGTTGGCCTGCGTGTGCAAGTCGGTGCCCCGGTCAAACTTGCGCGGCTCCTGCTTGGCGTAGAGGACCTGACCCAGCGTGTTGGCGGTCTCGTTGAAGTCGGCCGGCGCGAAGTAGGTGCTGAAGGTGTCCACGGTTCCGAGCGGAAACGCATGGGCCTCGCCTGCCGCGATGAAACGACGGGTCGTGCCGTTGGCGTCCGTCGCCTGGCCACGGTATTCCTCGAACGTGACGCCGCCGAAGGTGAAGCCTGCGCGCATGTCGTTGATCAACACCGCGCCCTGCTGCCAGTAGGTGAACGCCTCCTTGACCTTCGGGTGGTCGGTCAGTGCGTCGTAGAACTCCGGCGAGCACAGGCAATGAATGCCTGTCATGAACTCACCCTTGAGGTTGTCCTCCAGGTGGCGCAGGACGTCGGCGCACTTCTTCTTGACGTTCGCGTTGGCATTGGCCAGATCGAAGCTGACCGCCGCCGGGGTGATGTCGAACTCGTCGTAGAGGTCGTAGATCACCGAGCCGTCAGCGTCCAAGATCACGCCCTTCAAGGCACCCATGCGAAGGTGCTCCAGGGTGATGGCGTGCTTGTTGCGCATCGTCTCGAGGTGGCGTGCCATCACGCCCGCAACCGACTCCATCTCGGTTTCCGACCCGAACGACCGGATGCCCTGGACTTCCTCGGGCAGCACCACGTCGTCGTGCGGGATGTGCGGAATGACGAAAGAGCGGACCTTGCGCTTGCCACGAGTGCCGACGGTGCCCGGGGCGCCGGGCGGCAACGTGGGCAGGAGATTGAGCACGCCGTTCTGCTCTTCAACGATCACCTGGCGGGTGCGCACCGGCTTGACCGGGAAGAGGTTCAATGCCTCCATGCGACCGTACCGATTGGGAATGATGTTGATGGCGGAGGTCAGCGCCGCCATCGAAAAGGCCGGAGTGTTGAACGGGTTGTTCATGGGTGATTTCCTTGTGTAGATCGATCAGGCGGATTGGCGGATGAGAATTCCGCGCGCTTCGAGTGCGGCGGTGGCAGCAGCCTTTTGCTCGGCAGTGATGCCAGACGGCCAAACGACGGCATGCGTGGCGACCACGGCGTGACGCGCGAGCAGCAAGGCGTCATCGCGCTCAATCAGGGCGGCGTTGCACGCACCCAGCAAGACGCCTGCGGGATGTTCCGCACCATCGGTCGCGTTGGGATCGAAGCGCTTGACCTTGCCAGTCGCCGTGACGCGGCCCACCACGGCGCCGAGCTCCAGGTTTTGGCCGGACTCTACGGTGACCTGGTCACGCGAATAGTTGAGGCTGTCCTCCTCGTACTTGAGGAGGTCGCCGAGATTGAGGGGTTCGTTCAGAGCGGGCATGGATCAGTCCTTTCCAGTGAGTTTCTTGACGGCTTTCATGAGGGGGTTCTGGTCGGGCGATGCCGCCTTTGCAGCAGCGTCCGGGTGAATCGCGGAGGAGATCTCCGGACTCTCGGCGCGCGATGCCAACAGCGATCGGCGCACCTGGGCTTCGCTTGCACCTTCAGCGAGGAACGCTGCTGTACGCTGCGGCTGACCTGCCAGTTGGCAGAGTTCGGCGATGGCCACCGCGTCTGCGCGGGCCGTCTTGGTTGCGGCATTGACGGCTTCCTCGAGTGCAGCGCCAGGGTCTTTCGCGACCTCCGGCACTGCGGGAGTGGCAGCGGGCGAATCCGTGGAACCCGGGGTTGCCGGATCAGTGCTGGTGTCAGGGTCTTCTGCGTTCATGTGAACTTCCTTTCTGTGGGGCTTGGAGGTTGGATTTGCGGAAACGGACGAACTCTGGGTCGCCGCATTCCGCACACGACGAGCCGAATCGGAACCGGCAAGAAAGGCGGCGAAATCGCTCACGGCAGCGTCAAAGCCGCCCGTGACATCTGCCAGGCCCGCCGCCACCGCATCGGGGCCGAAGTACAAGCCGGCCTGGGTCGACCGCACGAAGCGCGACTCCAGTCCCCGCATCGCAGCGACGTGGTCGACGAAGATTCCGTAGAGACGGTCAACCTCCGTTTGAAGGCGTGCAGAGGCTTCCTTATCGAGTGGCTGGTGAGGCGAGAAGTCGTTCTTCTGATCACCCGCGGTGATCGCCGTGTAGCGGTAGCCCGCCTGCGCATCCCGAGCGGACTGGTCGACGTGCATGGCGATGACACCGATCGAACCCACGCCTCCGGTCTGTGTGACGTAGACGCGAGATGCGGCGCACGCGATCGCATAGGCCGCCGAATACGCCGAGTCGGAGGCGATCGCCCAGACAGGCTTCACGGCATCGGCTGCGCGGACTCGATGCGCGAGTTCGAACACGCCGCCCGCCTCACCGCCAGGTGAATCGACGTCGAGCAAGATGCCGGACACGGCGGGATCAGCAACTGCTGCGTCGAGCATCGACCCCAGCTCGGAGTACGAAGCCAATCCAGATGCCGCATCCAGGCCAAGCGCGCGGCGCACCAGCGTTCCGTAGACCGGGACTACAGCGATCCCGGTGGACGCATTTGACTGATTGCGGGTGACCGGGGTCGGTAGCGCCGACTGGGGTTCGGGCCAGTGAATGCGCTCGCCCAGCACCGACAGGATGATGTCCAGTTTCGAGCGCGCGACGAGGAGCGGCGTCCCGTACAAACGGGACGCCAAGTGGGGCAACTGCATGTCAGTTTCCTTGGGAAGGTGGTTCGGGGGAAACCGCTCCTGCCGGAGTCGGCAGTTCATGACGGGGGTCCGAGTCAAAGACGAGGCCAAGCCCATCCGCCCTCGCGTTGTCTGCTGCGATCTCCCGGTCGACGTCCTCGGCGTCGTACCCATTGGCAGAGATAGCTTCGGATCGGGACATCAGACCGGAGCGAATCGCGGCCTTCATCGCATCGGCTTCCTTCAGCGGATCGACCCACTGCCATCCCTGGGGAATCCACTTGACGGCTTGGTAGGCCCGGCGCTTGGCCACGCCACCACGGGCAAAGCCAGGCAACGAGAGCGCGCCTTCCAGAACGGCCTGAGTCATCCACGCTTGCCAGATCGGACGGCATAGCTGGTGGACGATCACGCCATGCTGCAAGGATTCGACCCGACGGCGAAACTCAAGCAGTCCAGCCCGGATCGAGGAATAGTTGACCTGGGTGAGATCACCAGTGAGTTGTTCGTAGGTCACGCCCATGGCCGCCGCCACGGCGCGGAATTGCATGCGCAAGAACTCAGAGTAGGACCCACCCACATCGGCAGGCTGGGAGAACTTGATGTCCTCGCCCGGCTCCAGGATCTGCATGGTGCCGGGCTCAAGGCCCGCGAGTGCCACGCCGGTAGCGTCGGCCAAGCCTTCTCCGAGCAGACTGTCTTCCGGCGCGAGGCGCGTCACGAAACCGGCGAACATGGCAGCGGTCTTCTTGCGAACCAGTTCAGCGTCGTCGTACTGGTCGAGCTCGTTGAGCTTGACCAACGCCCGTGCCAGCCAGGGCTCGCCCCTGATCTGACCCGGGCGCATCGGACGAAAAAGATGCATGACCTCGGAAGCGTCCACCCGCACCGTGGCCAGTCCACCATCGCCCGACATCGGTGCCAGCATCCCGTCTTCAGGATGCGATCGGTAGAGGTGATAGGCCACGCGTCGGCCCAATCGGTCGAACTCGATGCCCGCGCGAATCACGTTGCCGTTGTCCGCCGTGGTGTTCAGGGTGACAGGCAAATGTTCTGCCTCCAGCACCTGGATCTGCAACGCCACCGGCAGACCGTCTTCTGGCCGGCGGTAGCGCAATCGCACGATGGCTTCACCGCCTTCGAGCATCGCCCGGCATGCCAATGCCTGCAGACCGTAGAAGTCGGTGAGCCCGGCCGCATCTGCCTCCAACGTCCAGTCACGCCACAAGGTTTGGATTGCTTCACGCTGTTCAGCAGCCTGCACCATCGACTGCGGCTTGATCCCAGTGCCGATGGCGTTGGCCACATACGATTCCAGGGCAGCGTTGGCCCAGGCATTGCGGCGCACCAGGTCACGGCTCTTGGCACGCAGTTCGGACTGGGTATGGAGTAGCGCAGCAACCGCGCCCGGGTTCCCCACCATCCAGGCCAGCGATCGACGGCCACCGCCGATGCCGTCATACGTAGGACTGGCGCCGAACAGCTTGCGGCGGATGTTTTGAAATAGGCGCATCAGAATCCCTTGCCTGTGGTGAGCCGGACCTGTCGCGCTGTGGGGGGAATGAGTCCAGTAGCGGCGGCCTGTTCCAAGATTCCGCGCTTGACTTCGCGGATCGCAGC